TTCTTTTTGGTGCGGAAGATGGGACTTGAACCCACACGCAAAATAATGTTATTGCCGTAAAGCGTAGGAATCAAGCGGTTTTTCCGACTTTCATTCCGCTGAAAAAAGCATGAAAAACTCACTTTCGGAACAAAAGTGAGTTGCAAAGTGAGTTATTTTGCCACCGTATCGTACTGCTCAATAGCTGCTAAAATTCTCCCACGCAGCGCCTGCGCGCTGGCGTGTTCGGTTCTGTATTTTTCTTTGATTTCTTCCAGCTCGGCGACCAGCTTATCATAATCTGTCTGCGGTTTTTCTTCCTCTTTGTAGGTAACGCCGAACCAGTCGCATACACCTTTGCAGAGTGCCTCGGCAATGCGCTTTTTGTTTTGCACAATCCAAATAGCATCCTGCCCGTTATCATGGAATGCGATTTCGGGATAGATCGACAGCATGGGAGTTCTGCCGATCTCGTAAAACTCGTCCTTCTGATAGACCCCTCGGTGGGTGTTCCGGGGGTAAATCTCCATCAGTCTGCGGTAGACCATCTGACAGGCCCGGTCGCTGATGCCTCCGGCTCTGCCGTAGCGCAGGACAGTCGGCCCCTGCGCAGTCCCTTCTTTCAAGGTGGCCGTGCTGGCGTTGGTATGGATGGGCATATGGAGGTTGGATTTCCAAGCGATGCTTTCGGCTACTCGCTCCTGCATCGTCTTGTCTGGGGATGCGACCATCACATCAAACCCGCAGCGGGTGAGAGCCTCGGCGCAATAAGCGCCGATCTCTACACACACATCGTGTTCATACACGCCGGGATATCCATAGTAGGGCCCATGAGGGTTCGGTCTGCGCTCGGGAGAGAGATAAATCTTACTCACCGGTCACGACCTCCTCATGCTGGTAGACTTCCACAGGCTTTTTAATCATGCCGGTGGTGGCTGCGTCATATGTACCATTAGCAGCCAAAGCGACAATAACAGCGTTCAGCAGGCACAGCACCACGCCCTGTACCGTCAGAGCAGAGCCGTTAAAGGCTTCGGCTCCGATGAGGATGGCCACAGAGATGATGTAAGCAAGCAGCTGGGTGTTGATGTTCTTGAGAGGGGTCTGCTTGAGGAACTGGGTAATGATTGTGACCATCATTACAGCGCCAGCATAAGTGCCAAGGGAAGTCCAAGTTACAAATTCGTTCATTTCCATTCTCCTTTACTTTACGAGGTTATTGGCGATTACAGCGACAACGGCAACAGCAATAGCTGCGCCGATACCGGTTAAAATAGACCGGAGGACAGCGTTCCAGTTGTCCCCCGGCTTTCTTTCCAGCGTCTCAAGGCGTTCGCCCTGTCGGCTTAATTCGGTTGTCATGGTCTCCATGTTGGTGGCCAAGCGGTTTACACTGTTGGCGATCTCGCCAAAGGCTTTCACGCTGTTTTCTAGGTTGTCAATCCGGTGGTTCTGCCGCCGGTTTTCATCCTCCATGCGCCTGGCGAATTCTTCATGCACATCTTTGGGGAGGAAAATATCCATTAGGTTACCTCCTCAAAATACTGGCCTACAAGCTCGTGCGGCAGGTAATACAGCACGATGGTCCCGGTTTCGTTCAGACGCTTGCAGAGGTAGGTTTTGCTATCCTCCGGGTCGAGGTAGTATTTGCCGTACTCGTACTCCATGCCCCTCGATGCCTGGATGGGGTCATCAATTGTGCCGGGAGAACTAACATTAACTACTACCCACAGAGCAGGAACAGCCGGGGGTTCCCAGTCTGCCTGCGAGGTGTGGGCCTGCAAGCATTTGTACACCTTGCCATCGTGCCGCCTGCGGTCACCCACCGCATACTTGGTGCCAACTTCCCATGGCAGGAACAACATGGGGTTCTTTGCTGCATCAGCGTCCGCCATGGTGCCGGTCACGCTGTCAATGCTCGTCCGGATTTCCTGCGCCTGCTCTAAGATGTCATTCCGCATTGGCTGTTTCCTCCTTTTCTTCGGTTTCTACGCCAAGGGTCTGCAAAGCTGATTTTAGCTGTTCCATCTCTGCATCCTGCTTTGCTTTTACTTCTTTGGCTTTTTCTGTGTAATAGCCCATTTAGTTCACCCCCATAATATTAAGTGCTCTGAGCATATCCGCTGTATAAGAAACACCGTCAAGCGTTTTCCACTTTCCATCTGCGTTGTCGTACAAATATGCATCCACTTTTTGTGCTATCGAATTTTCATCTCCGAGATAAACTGATATCGGATTTATGAAGATAGAGTTATTCTTGTCGGCTAAAATATCAATACCATCTTTGGAGATATCAGCAGTTATCGCCAAATAACCACTCGCCAAGTCACGCTTGTAAGGAATTGTGTATAATGTATCATTAAGGCAAGAATAAATATTCCCAAGATACGCTTCTTGGAATAATCTACTCAAGTAATTTCCGGGCTTTTGGTCACTAATAACAACAGGGGTTATGTTTGTGTCAGAGAGATTAAACTTTAGTGTCTTCAATGAATAGTTTGTGCTTGAAGATGCGTTTCCCCAGTTTGCCCAAGCCAAAAATGCCGTTTCGCCATCATTTGTCAGTGACCATAGATAGCTTGACTTCATATCAGCTCCACTTTGGTATATGTCAGAATGTTCAAATGTTGTTAGATTTATTCTTTTTATACGAGTCGTACATTCCGAAACCGTTAAAGTATTGTTGTAAGCGAAATATGCAAATCCGTTATAGTATATAATGCTTGTGGCACGAAACAAATTGGTTCCAAAATAGATGGTTTTTGTAATCTTCAATAATTCAGGGTCGATAACCAACATCTTATCAACGGAGTCACTATTAGAACCGCCAAGAGCATAAATATATTTCCCATCTGTAACTGCACTTATATAAGCATATGATGTAATTTCACTAATTGAAAGAGTGGTACGGTTATACTTTCCTGTTGTCGGGTCGATAATACACATTTTATCCTCGGTGTAGCCATAACCTCCACTTGCGTAATGTGTGTTAAGAGAATATATCTTGTCACCTACCTTAACAATTCCACATCCCAAATAACCAATATTATATGCTGTTAAGGTTTCAACAAACTGCTTTGTTTTGAGATTGAATTTTGCTATAACAGTTCTTTCAACACTACTCACAAATGTATTGATTCGTACAACCCAAAGTTCATCTCCGACTATTCTTGGTGACAAAGAACTGGCGCCACCGCCAGACTCTGGCGAAAAAGAACCAAGTGATTGAAGATTTCCTGTTTGGCCATCAAAATAGGATATAACGGAAACCTTATCCGGCTTCTTCCCCAGCGGAACCCACAGTTTGCTTGTATCTGCGGGGGGTGTGGAGCCAAAGTCAATGTTCAAATCAGCTCCTCCACCACCCAATGTAATGGGATTTCCTAAAATACTCATATTCACCCTTTCCGGGGTGAGTATTTAGTTCACCCCTAATATATTTAGTGCGTTCTGCATATCTGCTACATAGCTTTCACCAGAAAGGGATTTCCACTGGTTTGAAGCTGTATCATACAAATATGCGTTTGTTAACTGTGCAATATTGTTGCTATCGCCAAGGTATGCATTGCGCAAATAGGCAGTTATTTTTGTTTTGCCATCATTTATGAGTGGGAATGGATTATTAAATCCAAAGTCTGCCTGCAAGAAAAGATTATTTTTTGCGAGATTTGTTTGGACGGTAAATGTGTAAACATTGCTTCCGTTTCCAAGCAAGTACCACTTTTCGTTTGCGAATCCTAAACCACAACTGAGGGTTGAACCCGCAAATGAAGCACTCAGATACTCAGCAGTAAAGTTTCTTAAGTCTACTTTAATAATCTTTTTCGAGCTAGCAAAAATATATGCATATTCTCCAGCCCTAATCGATTTGTTAGAACTATTCACGCTTTCTGGTAAAATATCGTGCCGAGAATACTCGCCTGTATCGACATCAAAAACTTGCAAATATCTTGCAGGGTCAAAACTAACTCTTGTGCTCCCACCAAAAGAATAAACTTTTGTTCCATTTGCGACACACGAAGAATAACATGTTCCTTGTGCTGAAACTGGCATAGATACATGAGAAATAAATTTCTCTGTTTCGGTGTCAAACACGGTTACAGTCGAATACTGTGTAGAGCCAACAGTGGAACCAACAAGATAAATATTTGCGCCATCAACGCATCCGCTTGAAAAATAGTATGAATTCGAACCTGAGTACGGCCAGTTAACATCTTTGAGCTTTGTAAATGTGTTGGTAGTAACATCTATTTTCAAAACATATGATGAGTATGCCGCTTCAGCTCTATCAAAAGCATATATATATTTTCCAACGGAAAAAGCGATAGGACTTTTTCCAAATTTATCTCCATCTGGTATTGTTATGCGTTCATGCGTACCCAACTCAGTATCGTATTTGAAAACATAACCACCATAGTTACCAATGTAAGGGTCTACAGCAAACACATATTTGCCGTAATGACAAATCTGAACTCCAGTTTGAAAGGTAGAAAAACCTGTCCCAAAAGATGCTGAAGCAGGAATTTCGCTTCCATAGTTCAAAATAGGACTACACTCAACAGCGCTCGGCTTTGTTGCCAATGGTACCCAGAGCTTGGTGGTGTCTGTGGGAGGGGTTGCACCGTAATCAATGTT